GAGAAAATGACCGGGACTCCGTTACTGATGGAAATCCATACCATAATCTGAATGACCAGGCCACCCAGGACTGTTGCCAGAAGGTCTATCCAGTCGAAGTTGCCGTCCTGCCACAGATCAACAAACTCCTTGATGAAGGCCACAATCAGAACGGGCCACAGACAGAAGTGCATCTTCAGCACGATAAGGCACAGAGCTGCGATAATCATACCGCAGATGAAATGGTACAGACGGTCTCTGCGAACCTTGTTCAGCAGACCGACAATCCAGTTCCAAATTTTGTAGATAAACTGTTTCATTGCTTAATACTTTTGAATGAGGTTAAACTTTATTGCAATACCGCCGTAGAATCCGTGTTGCAGGTCTTTTCCGACGATTGTTGCTGAATATCCGGCTTCTGGAGTAACTCTCCATCGAAGGTTTTTGCTGATGCCAATGTCGGCACCGATACCAACCTTCGCAAAGGCCACTCCAGCTCCATAGTACATACCAGCCTCCGGGTAAAGCGTCCATCGGAAAGGCTGGGGAGTAGGCACCGGCTGGGTGATGTAGGCTGTCTGAGTAAACGACTTGTGCCAAAGGAACGTGACGTCATAGCCGTTCACGGCGAACTCGTATGTCTTGTTGTCAGTGAACTTGTACTCGGACATCGGCACGGCAATGTAGCTTGTGTCGCGGATTGTAACCAGCTTTGGTTTTCGTTCCAGAGAGTCCTTGTACGCATTCAGCACAGCATCATAGACCTTCATAGTGCCGGCCGGCACCAACTCATATCCCTTCGGTATCTCGGTCTTCTGACCTGCAGTCGTGGTGCTCGTGTCTTTCACATACACCGTGTCCGCTTTTGGAAGAATGGGGGGAACGGCCGCGGAAGCGCCAACCCTTTTTCCAAGGAAGAAACATCCGATGGATAGCGCAAGGCAGATGATGCCAAGCGCCACCCAAACGATGATTCTTTCGATTCTTTGACTTACCATACGATTTCGCTGCCATCGGATTTCAAGATACGGTCGTAGTGAAAGCCCTCCCATTTGCGGAGCCATCCATCAAGGAACTTGGCATTGTTCCCCTTCTTGGCCGCTGTGAGGTACTGTTGGCCACGTTCTGCCTTGATGCGGTTGAAGATGAAGCGATAGCCGTACAACCTATGCGACTTGTTGAGCGCCGCGAGGGTCATCGGGCCAACCTTTCCGTCAGCCTTAAGGCCAAGGGCATTCTGCACGGCCTTGATAGCCGTGACCGGCCCAGCTCCCCAGCCCCAGTTCACACAGATGTTTGCGACGGCTTGGGACTGAATCTTGTCAGCCTGCCACACATCCCAATACATAGTCTTGAAGCAGTCCCACCACTCGGCATCAGAGATGGCTCTGAGGTCGGAGACGGTCGGAGCCGGACGGCCCTTCATCTTGCGGTAGCTTGCGTAGGTTGCCAGGGTGATGCCACGCATGGTGGCACCACCGGCATCATCTGGGTCATTGACAAAGCCTCCTTCCCAACTGCGAAGGGCCATGCCGAGAATCTTGCAATCAGCCATTGTCTTTTTTCTCTTTATCTATCGGTTTAACAAGGTTCGCCGGGTCGATGTCAGAAAGGTCTGAGCCAATCTTGTCACCGCCTATCTTGAACAGAAGTTTGAACACGTCTTTCCACGAAATCTCAAGCCCCTTTGTCTCAAGATAGTTCCCGACTACGGAAGACAGCTCATTGACGAATACAATGCCAAGGACCACCCATTCGATCCACACGCGCTGGAAAGCCAGCGACAGAGTGGACGCCAGGATGCACCAGCAGATGTACTCGCAAATCTTGCCGAAAGTCTTACGGATGCCCTTCGAGAAGCGAGGTCGGTCACTGACCTGGCCGTACTTCTCAAAGCGCAAACGTGCCGCCCTCACACCCCAAATGAGGTCGAGGACAATCAGCGGGATGCAGCAGATCAGATAGGGAATCATCCTTGTAACACTGTCAGAAAGGAATGCGAGGGCCGTCACCGAGACACCACCTTGCACTACAACGGAGGCAGTGCTGTTGTAATCTGTGGGAGCCATGGCACTGCTACTCGCCCTCCTCTACGGGTACATAGTTGGCATAGGCCGCGTCAATCTGCTCCTTGTAGAGCTTGCGCTCAGCGAGGAACTGCTTGTAAGCAGCCTTCGCCTCCGTGGCCTTGGCGCCAGTGATGATTCCTTCCTTCGCTGCCAGGTAATCGTTGACAAGCTTCTGCTCGACACCGTTTCCCCAGAGCGCATTGATTGCTGCTTCTGTGGAACGAGCCTCGCTTCCATTCTCAACGAACAACTCATAGCAGTCATAGCTCGTCTGCTGGACCTCGGTCATGTTGCCCTCCTCATCAGTCCCAGGGACCGTGCGGGTCACTTCCTCAATGCCAAAGCGGACGATATGTACGCCGGTCTTGTGCTTCTCAAGCTCAAGCGGCCGAGTGATATAATTTGACTTGTTCATAAATACTTGGTCTGAGAATTTTCTGTGTCAATCTGTCAGAATCGCTGTACTTCGCCCATCCAAGCCAGGATGCGATACGCATCTTGTATTCACGGTCGGTCAGCTCCGGATGCTTGTTGAGCTGGGCACACTTCCGGCAGAAATTCACCTTGATTTGTTTTCTGATTCGTGTTTCGTTCCGATAGAAGACGAAGCCGACAAAATCAACTCCTCGCCCGCTCTTGTCACGGTGGTCGGCCGCAACCTTGAATATCTGCCAATTATCCTTCATTTCGAGACCAAGCTCGGATTTCAGATACTCGGCAATCTTCTTCTGCAGGGCGTGAAGCTCCTCCTTCGACTCTCCGAGGATTACCTCATCATCGGCATACCGGTCATAGTTCTTGACATGCCAAACCTCCTTGATTACGTGGTCAAGGTAACTCAAGAACAGATTGGCAAGGAACTGTGACAGATAGTTTCCAATGGGCACTCCAGCCTCACTATCAATAATGTCATCCAGAAGCCAAAGCAGGTCGGGGTCTTTGATTTTCTTCCGGATTATCTGTTTCAAAATTGCATGGTCTATCGACGGATAGAACTTGCGGATGTCATACTTCAAGCAGTACAGAGGACCACCTCTATGTGAGCGGATTCTCTGCTGCACCTTCTTCCGGCAGGCGCCGATGCCACGGCCCTCAATGCAGGAGTAGGTATGAGTGATGAATACCTTCGTCCAAATCGGTTTCAGAATATTCATGATGGCATGATGCACAATCCTATCCGGATAGTACGGTAAACGGTAGATGATGCGCTCCTTCGGCTCATAGACCTTGAAGACATCATACTTGGATGTGTGGAAAGTGTGATTCTTTAACGCTTCGTGCAGAGCAAGGATGTTGGCCTCCCGGTTCTTATCATGAACCTGGACACCATAGGTCTTGAGCTTTCCCTTGCGGGCCTTCTCGTCCGCAAGTTTGAGGTTCTCTACCGAGATAACCTGCTCAAATAGGTTTCCATACCTTTTCATCCTTTGCTTTTCTTATTCGGAGTCTTCGAGAAGCGGCATTCCTGCCACAACCTACCAACACCTTTCTGAACAAATGTTTTTCACCAAGTGGTGCGGTCTCCGTCCGTTGGATTTCTTCTTTACCACGTCAAAAGCTAAGCTGAGAGCCGATGTTCGCATTCGTATTCGAGGGGGTGTTATTCGAGTTCGAGTACGCGAGGCCGGCATTCGCCTCGTTATTCGCATTCCCGCCGAACAAGACGGCCCTCGGACGGACAACCTTATATCACACTACTGGAAGAAATACCGGTTGGCCTGGCACTTCAACGTGACCCTGCGAGGGAAAGCATCTCGCTTCTCAATCTCACGAAGGACATACAGAATGTCCTGGCTTCCGGTAAAGAACTTCTTTGCCTCCGATTCCGGGTCATCCTGGTTCATCTTAATCTTGACCAGTGTCCGGCCAGGCAAGCCCTTGCTCTTAGACCAGGTTGTCTCAACATCCTCGATGAAGTCAAACACCCAGAATGTCATGTTCACGAGAGAACTCTGATTCGTTTCCTTGCAGTTGAAGTACCTGCTGTTCTTGTCCCTTGGAATCTGTAGAAAGTCCAGAGAACCATCATCAATTAACGCCATTTCTTCCTAACGATTAAACAGTTATACATTTTTCATAAAACCCCGATGTCAGCCGCCCTATCGGGCCGTAGGCCGACATCGGAGCGTGGGACGAATTACGGGATAAAGCAAAGCCGAGAGCCGATGTACGCATTCGTAACCGAGGGGGCGGAATCCGAGTGCGAGCACGCGAGGCCGGCAAGCGCCTCGTGAGCCGCATTCCCGCCGAACAAGAC